CACCGAAGGTTTTAAGCCGAGTTCCGGCAGGCCGTACAGCAGACACATCCCACTTCGGAATCTCTCCAGCGTATAGCAGGGCAATAACTTGTCGCAAAGCCTTAGCCCAACCTTCTTTGGAGTCCTTGACAACGATAACTGTGCCACTATCGTACAGATTCTCAGGGATTTCAGGAAGTTTGTTAACATACTTTTGCTCCACGCTAAAGCCAACACCAGTGCCACACAACAAGATATACATAGCCTCATCAAAGGCTTTGGGATCATCCACAGGCAAATAAGAGCAGTTGTATCCTGCGATATTCTGACGCTCCAGAGCCTCTCCAGCCGTCATAATTGATCTCATTGAGGGCATCACTTCCAGATTAGTCACAGCATCTTGCAACTCGCTACGAAGCTCAGGCGTAAGAGTATATTTCATCTTCTCCTTCAGGTGTTTCTCCATGAAGTCAAAGTAACGGTTTACAGTCTCGGGCCAGTGCTCACGGCGTTGCTTATCGTCCAAGAAACGGGAATAGCGGCTTTTGGCGATGTAAGTGGCGTAAGGGTTTAGTTTTTCAGTTTGCATTTTCAATCATCCTTTTTGCTTTCATTTGTTGATTTTTCGCTCCTCCCATCAGCATGGACACACGCTGATAACCATAACCCATCTGATGCAGCGTTTTGGCAAAAGCAGCTAATTCTGGATTATACTGCCTACCTCGGCTCCAATGATCCGGATTACCTAGCTCATTCATAGGCGGTTTTTCTGTTTTTATAATAGAACTTTCAATTTCCAATGCTTCCTGTTTTGTCAGTGCTTTTTTCTCTATTCTAACAATATTCTCCAAAGTAAAACCTTTGTTATATTGTTCCTGAAGCCATAAAAAATGTTTTTCATTTCTTTGGTTTCGTCTACAACACCAAGCCCTGTCGTATCGGCCCACACCTATATATTGTCTGGAGCCGTTTTCAGGGTCAATGTGAGAGTAGACATAGTAGGTTTTGTCTGTCATCATTGTCCTTCTTCTAGTTCAATCAGTTTTTGCAGATAGTGGATTGCTTTACGCAGATCGTCCACTCCCCCTTTGTCTTTCCAGCGGGACACGTATTTTACACAGTTTCCTTCAAAATAGCCAAGGTTATTTACATAAATGTAGTCCCAAGGCTGGATTTCTTTGTCACGATAGTGACTTCCGCCTACTTGAACTCCGTTAGAACCGTGGTGTTGAATACTTTTGATGTATTCAGCTAATGTTACTTCCTTTTCCATACTTTTTCTCCAAATATTCAATGCTGAGGAACATTTCATCAAAGTGTCCGTCTTTAACCTCGTTCATCACGAGAAGTCCACGCCAATGGCGGTTGCTAAGTTGATCCATGTAACTTTCATCGTGAAGATAATAAGACCCCACCACGATAGCAGTAATAGGAACTCCGTCAGCCCTTTTACCATACGCCACTGCTTTTCCTTGCTGATGTCCAGCAACGCATGACATATGTAGCTTACTGATAATAGCGGCAGGAGAAGATGCAGGTCGTCCCATTGCGCCAACAGGCCAATAGTGATTGAACCCAACGCCATTGATGAATACAGGGCGAAGGAAAGCATGAACCTCCCAGTCTTTCTCATAGTTTAAATCCTTTACTGAAATGAGGCCCTCAAGCGTGGGGTTGTTGTTTACCGCCCTGTCAATTCGATTCTCGTGATTTCCTAGCGTCAAGACCATGCGAGGCTTGTATACCTTCTCTTTGTTCTTACGCTGACGATCCTGCAAGTCCCTCAGAGGCTGCAATAGCATCTTCATGGCCTTATGAACAATCTCAACATCCTTCTTGTATCGAAGGCCCTCAAAGTATTTAGAGCCTTTGATGTCGTGACTGCTGAGACTAGGCATATCTGCAAAGTCGCCGATATTGACAACAACATCAGGACGATACTCACAGATCGCTTCTCCAGCCCATGAGAGGTGCTCCAGAGGAACACCCTCACGAACTTGACAATCAGGGATGACTAGGATTCTCATTTGTATGTCTCGTCTTGGGAAGAAGGAATCAGGTCTGGATTTTCTAACACAAGCTTTTCAAATACTGTTCGATCCATCTCCCGACCAGAAGCCCTAGACTCATTAGGATCATTAAACGGCATAGCAACACTGTAAAAGACTTGCTCACGGATGTTATAACCATAATGCCCTTCTAAGAACTGTAGGAAGCTCTCTACGACATTAACCCATGTGGTTCCGTCTTCAAACTGTAAGTCTGTTTTGGTAAGCACACTAGGATATAACCCTATCGGTTCATTATCGTCTTCATAACGAAAGGTATAATTAACGCTCATCTCCACTACCTCCAATTTGGTTACGTTGTTTACGATCTTCAAGCTTATCAATGTTAGTAATAGCAACATCTTCCAGCTTGATATTGAACTGTTCAGCAATCATGGCGATAAACCACAGACAGTCTCCTAGTTCTTTCTTCATGTCCTCCTTGAGAATTGAATTATCACGGAAATGTGCATCACGAAGATATTTTGCCCACTTTCCTGCAACTTCCCCGGACTCAGCAGCAAGACCGGGGATGAGATACATCAGCCCTTTAGCGGTCGATAGGGCATAAGTTTCAGCCCTGTCTTGATACTCATTGAACTCCATTCATAGCCTCCTTCACTGACGGAAACAAAGCAAAGATGATAGCACGACATTGTTCTGCTACTTCACGATGTTCTTTCTGTGTTGCAGGATCACAACGAATATCAATGTAGTGAAGCCAGCTACGAAGAGTTCCGTTCATATACATCTTACTCATTGTCAATCCTTCCGGCAACAAAGCTCTAGCAGTCTCTTTAGCAATTCCTTTGTCCAAGGCTTGAGCATATAGACTACTGGCCTTCCCGATCATCTCAGCTTGAGCTTCCTTCCAAAACTGGTGTAGTTCTCCGTTGTCAGTCTGGAGGCTGTTCTGACGATTCAGTAAGTCCTGTGTGCGGCACTCACGAACATCAAAGCCGTTAGCAACAGCATATCGTTGGCTGAACTCTTGGAAACTGAAACTACGGTGTCTCAGGATTTGACGAGCAATATCCCGTGTGGTTTCAATCTCCATGCAGACGTTCACCATCTCGAAAGGACTCCAGTGTTTATGCTTTATTAGGTACTTCAAGAGTTTCGGGGAAGAGGTCGTGTTGTTCTGGTTCTCGGGATTGCTCACCCGAGCCATGTACGCTATCAGATTCTCCCCGTTCGGTGTCCCCCAAACTAGTTTCACTTGGCTCATATTTCTCACCTTCCTCGATTCCATTCTTAATTGCAGTCAGGATTCCTAGATTTAGGAGCATCCCCATTTCTGTTGAATTTAGATCAAAACTAAAGTCAGCAGACCCGTCGTCATTCTCTTTAATCAGATTTACTTTCACGGCAATTCCTTATAAAGTATTCAGCATCAACGATGGCTAGAGGCTTACATTGATTCTGTTTGATAAAGACAACAGGCTCATGAGTCCCATGTGAGCAGGCTTGGTTGTAGAAATCATAGACGGCAATACGAGCATAGCTTTTGCACTCGATCTGCCACGGATAGATTCTACGAGCCGCTGGAGAGAGCATAACGTCCTCTCCACCTGCACCCATTGACGTTGACTTAATATCGTCTCCTTCAAGCTCTTTGGCTGCGTTCTCCAACATCCTTGAAGCAACCCACTTCTGTAGGTTTCGTCCTTTTGCTTTAGCTGATGATGTCTTCACTGTTTCGTCTTCTCGTATTGATGCAACAAAGAGGCAAACGCATCGGTAAACTCTTCGTCATGGTTAGTCTTTCCCATCGTGAACAAAATCGCATGAACAAGCTCATGGCACAGGGTTTGGTCTGTGATTTGTTTGTTCATCCCTGCTCGGATCAGAATCTCTTGTGTTGCAGGATTGCAGGAACCATAGTCAGCCATGCCCTCGATGTAGCGGATTGTCCAATCAAACCCTGCTAACTGGAAGGAGGCGACCAAACTTGCTGTGGGGTTCTTAGGAGCCATAGAAGCCTCCCATTTTCCAATACTCTTTCTGCATCTCCATCATACGCTTTAAGACACGCATCATACAGTTCCTTTTCAGTCTTACAGTCCTTGAGGATTTTAGCGGCTTTAGCCACTCCAATGCCCTTCAAGCCCTGCACGTTGTCAATCCTGTCACCAGTCAATATCTGACTGTAGAAGCTCACCATTCCGTCCCACTCAGTAACCCAGTATTTCTCTCTCTTAACAAAGTTATAATGCCATCCTGTTAGCTGGTCTAAGTCCTTGTCAATCGAGCATATCCAGAAGTTACCTTTCTGAGCTTCAATGGCGATAGCGTCATCAGCTTCCATACCTTCAACCTTTATAGCCCCCAAGCGCTCAAGATGATCTCTAATGGCTTGATAATGCTTGGGGCGTTTAAGGTCTTTACGGTTTCCCTTGTATGGAACTGTCTTAGCAACTTCGTGACGGAAGTTACCAGAACCAGTGATGTAAGCCTTGTAGTCTTCGCACTTAAGATCATCATAGACAATCTGGAACACCAAGTCTTTCACTCTGGCTAAGGCAAACTTCTCGTCCTCTTCCTCAGACGCAAACCCCACACGATAAGTAATGATGTCTGAGTCCAAGAGAGCCACCTGTGGTAGTTCAGAGGGTGACATCTTCCTCTTCTTTAGCGTCAGGCACGTAAGTCTTCACCTCGGTGACATACACCTTCTGGATCGAAGGAGCATTACCATGCTTTGCAGACAGCTTATGCTTGTATGCCGACACAATGGCGTTGCACTTGGAGCCGTTCCCCAAAGCATCTACGGGAACAATAGCACCATCAGGGCCTTCGGGATTAAACAAATACTTGCTCTTACCAACAATAAAGTTACCCATGGAGTCTTTGTATTTGACCTTGATACCAAGACCAGTCAACTTAGCCACATCGTCATCACTGATGTTACCGATGGTGCATTCGTAACGGTCGTTGGCTTCGTTGAAGGCTTTGTTAAACTCAGCCATCCATTTAGTCCAGAACAATTCACCAGAGATTTTGACGGGTTTCAAATCACTCATTTTCAATTCCTTTGAAAGTTAAAAATACTGCTTTCGCAGCGGGTTATTGTAGAATCCCAGTGTTATCGGAATTCTGCAAATCGAGATATTCTAACGCATTATAGAGGATTGCAGCGACTTCTTCGGGCAAGAGTGTGTTGCTGTAATACAACATAAACTCTTTCTCGTAGATGTCAATCACAATCTTTTCTTGTGGTTCTTCAGTGTGTTTCACGCCAGTTGGCCCCTATTTTGTATTCGCCATCCAAGGGACAACGAAGGTTGAAATGCTCTCCTGCTTCTACGATAGACATTCTAGCAGCTTTTCCGGCTTCTTCAGCGATCTCTTGTGGACACTCAAACTGGAACTCATCGTGAACATTTGCAACAAGCTTCACAGGCCACTTGTTTGCTCTGATCTTATCATGAAAAAGAATCAAAGCCTTCTTCATAACAATTGCACCAGCTCCTTGAAGTAGCGTATTGAGGGCGGCGTGCTCCGAGCGCACCCAAATCTTGCGACCATCCAAGCCGGGGACATAACCCTTGTCCGCATACTTGGCAACAGTGTTACGTAGCGTCTGCAACGAGGGAGTTGCGGAAAGAAACTTGTTGATAAGCTTGGTTCCAGTAGATGCGTCACCACCAACGATGGAGCCGATCTTCGCTGGCCCCGCACCGTATAGGAAGGCATAAATAAACGTCTTCGCATCATCTCTAGTTGGTAGCCCCGCAGCCTTTTGGTTGAGGGTGTGAACATCCGTTCCATCCTTTGAGCTTCCTTCACAGACCGTTTTGACATAGGTTTCATCCTTCATGTAATGAGCCAACATACGCAATTCAAGACCAGAAGCGTCACAGCCGACAAGAACATTACCGGCATCAACAGTCCAGCACTGACGACACTCAGGGCCATATAAGCTTCCTGCGTTTGGTATCTGAGCCATGTTAGGCTTAAAGTGAGTCATGCGTCCGGTAACTGCTCCATTGGTGTTTACACGTCCATGAACCCTTCCGTCCTCTTTGACTTCATCAACCCATGATTCAATCTGGGCGATACGCTTTTGCACCAAAAGATACTCAGCAATCACTTTAGCTTCTGGAATATTGACATTCATCAGCGTGCCCTCATCGACCATGGGTTGTCCAGTCTCAGTAAACTTCTTAGGCTTCCACCCAAGTTCAATCAGCTTTTCACCAATTTGCTTTCGAGAGCCGGGATTGAAGACAACGATTTCATCTTTAAGTCGCTTTCCTGTTTTTTCTGAGAATCGCTCAACTGAATAGGGAGGCCATCGCTGCTGCATTTGTTCATTGATTTCTGCCAATCTTCCTTTGAGGTTAGTAAGTAGCATTGTTGCATGGGGAATGTCCAGTTTGAATCCGTTTCGTTCTTGCTCATTGATGATCATTGCCACACGATGTTCGAGTTCCACAGACTCTTGAGAAAACTTATTCTTCTCTAGTCCTTGTGAAACATGATGATATACATCAACCAGAACATCCACATCCCGTATACAGTAGTACTCAAGCAGACCCATAATCGGGTCATCAAAGCACTCACCAGAATATTCTTGCTTTTTGTCATTCATCCACTCCCAAATCTTTGGATAGTCTACCTTGTGTGTGCTTAAACTCTTTCCGTAGCTTTCCAAGCTGTGTCCGTTCTCTCTCGTTGGCTCTAATAGACGCCCTGCTACCAGTGTGTCGAATATCTGCCTCAAAGTAATCTTCGTTTTCCATAACTTGTTCAATATCGGAAAATCGAACCCGACCCCGTTGTGGGCGATTATCTGTGTAGCCGAGCTTAGATAGTCGCTTAGGCCATTGTGATCTTTCCATACACGAATCTCCTGAGTGTCAATGTCCTTCGTTACGCACATCCAAATCTTGTTGTGCGCTAGGTTTGATTCTATGTCCAGTGCAATTCTCATGCTCTTCTTTCAGTTTTTCATAGGAGTTGATTAGGTCGTGGTATCTGGATTGTAACTCATAATACTTGTCTTCCAAGTCCATCAACCTTCCAACAATTTGATCAAGACTCATCATGTGTTCTTCTCCTTGAGTTTGGCTTCGATGACTCTGGCAAAGTCATTTACCCAATAACCAAACAAGATACGATACTCATCGCAAATTGGCTTTAACTCATCTTGCGTCAGCCCCTGCCATTCACGCTTTGGTGCTTCATCTGGGCAATTGCAGGTAGATGCTGTGCCTAGTTCCCATCGTTGGTTACATTTACAACATTGTCCGTAAAACATAGTCACTCCTTAATGCCGTGTGCGGCTTCAATGATTCGGACAAAATCACGCAAAGTTGCTGTTCCGCTTGGAGGGAAAGGCAAAGCATCAATCTCATCATCCGTCAGCGGCTCACGCTTGGGTGGGGATGTGTAGAGGGGTGTCACAGGGCCAGTCGCCCAATCACTTGGGTCGAATTCATGCAGGTTGCCGTTGTATCGCCACGCCACAGGCTCTGACTGATCGAAAGTTTCTTTCGATTCAGTTGATCTTTGATCAACGTCTGGTTGTTTATAAGCATCTTTGTAAAGACCAAGACGCTCGTTTTCATTGTGCAAGGCTTGTAAGGCTTTTTCTTGTGCCAATGCTTGGTTGATGGCGGTGATGGCTTCCGTTTCTCTTTCCCACGCCTTACTTCCCGGCTCAGTATCTGTTTTTACCAACGCATCCAACGCCAGCCTCAAGGCAGCGTCCTTCATTTGATGTTCATCCATAATCCCACCTGTGCAAAAGCATAGCCAGTCCAAATCATACCATTAGGTAAGTCCCCTTTGAGCCATTGCAGCACTCCTACAACAGCATACCCAAAGCCAGTGGCTCCAACGATGAGGTGTTCAATGCTCATGCCTCCTCCCAATCAACAAAGTCCCAGTTCCAAATGTCACACTCTTCTACACGCTTGCTGTTCCTAAAAAAGTTTTCAAGAAAATCTTGTGCTCGTTCAACATTGTGCCCAGTGACAGCAATTTTGATAGTGATTTCATAGCAAGGCACATCTTCTATACTCCAGTCTTCCATCATAGTTCCTCCAAAGTGACTTCTCTCATTCTCCCTGTGTCCGTATCGTATTTTAGCTCACAAGCAGGGCCAGTGAGACCGCAATACCGGTTTTTCGCAACGGAGACCTTGGTGATGTGCCTCACATTAGGGTCTTCTGCCATTGAGTTACGCTCCAATGTTATCACAGCGTCTGACAACTGAGCAATTGCACCGGAGCCTCGTAGTTGTGATAAAGAGACAGCCTGTCCGTCCTCGTGTCCTTGGTTGCCGTTAGGCCGCTTGAGGTGACTCACCGCCACCAAAGTAACATTAAGCTCCTGCACCAAAGTCCTCAAGCGAGTCATCATCTCATCAATGGCCTTACGCTCATCACCGTTATCCTGTCCCGACACAACAATGCTGATGTGGTCGAGAAAGATCAAGCGACAATCGCAGGCTTTCACCATGTAGCGGATGCGGTTCAAGATGTTGTCAATGTTTGTGCTCCCAAAGTGATCAAACAAGTAAATTCGATCAGTCCCGAGTGTAGCATCAAAGGCGTGCTTGAGTTCTTCCTCGCTCACCAAAGTGTCAGGCAAATGCAACTTCTTGTTGGCTTCCAAGCTCATGATGCTACGGGCAGTCTTCTTAACCGATTCTTCCAAGAACAACCCACCAATGTTCCACTTTGTTGTCTTAAGCACATGATACAGGATTTCCCGCAAGAACTGACTTTTACCAAGTCCAGAACCAGCAGTAACCGTGATCAACTCAGCAGGTCGAAGGCCATAAAGCAGCTCATTCAAGCCTTTGAAGGGATACAAAGCATCAGCGGGTTTCTCTGGTGCGCTTACCTCTTCCCAGAGCGTAGAGCCTGCAACGATTCCATCGGGCACATAGGTTTCTGCTTTCCACCAGACGGAAGAAACGAATTCAGCAGCCAACCCAGAAGCAAGGTAATCACACGCATCTTTTTTGTCCTTAATATGTTTCACAATCTTGGCTTTTGAGCCAAACAACTCTGCCACTTCCTCTGCTGCTTTGCGTCCCGGTTCATCAGCATCAAAGCAGATCACCACATTATCAAAAGAGTCCAACCACTCATAACTGGCTTTACAGTCCTTCAGAGCCGCTTGTGCGCCATTTCTGATCGACACAACAGGCCATTTGGAGCCTAGCATCTGGTAGCACGCCAAAGCGTCTAATTCTCCCTCTACTATGGTGATGTATTTACCGCTTTTAGGGAACAGGTTTTGCCCAAACAACTGAGCCTTGGCCCATTGCCCCTCAACGGCAAAGGTCTTGTTTGCGACATGACGCACCTTTGAGGCCACATACATACCGTCAGAATCCGCATACGGATAGATATGCTTACCGTCCACTTGAGTGACTTTAAAGAAATCACAAGTTTCCCATGTAATCCCTCGATCACCAATGGCCTTAACTTCACCTTGAGTTAACATTTTAGTTTCCATTTTAGGTTTAGTGGGTTGAAAATCCACATTATCTAATGACTCAATTGCTCCGCATTTGAAGCAATACGAGTGACCATCATCATACAAGGCATTTGCATCGCTCGATCCGCAATGATCGCACCCTATATGCTTCAAAAAGTCACTTTTGGTCTTGGTCAGCATCTTGTTCCCTTTGCTTTAAAGCCTTTGCCGCATCCTCAAACCCGGCATGGTTCAGGTAGGAGATACACGCCCAAGCCTCAGCCTTTCGTGCCTGTTCCAACAAATCCCGCATCGAATCCTCGTTGAATCTGTATTCGCTCATACCTTCTTCCCCTTAAAATCACGCATTTGAGCGATTATTTCCTGTAGGACTACCTCCGGCACTATCCCATGCGCTTGGTAGCGTTGTAGGGTGGTTTTAATTGATTCTAGACGCATTTGGTTGTCCACAGCATCCAGAGCACAGTCCGCAAGGAACTTATCCTTGGGTAATTCATAGTTGAATTGTATGTTCATGTCAAACTCCATTTTAAAAACGACAAACACAAGGCAATCATAACAGCACTCATGGTTTTTTGTCCCTTTCGTCCCAAATTTCCAACATTCGTTCATAGACATGGACAAAGAAGTGTCTACCCTCTTTGTCTGCGAATAGTGTCGCCACATCATCGACCAAACCCCAATAATGGGATTCTTTGATCATAGACAACAACTCTTTTTCTGTATCTTCGTTCATTTTTGGCACACTTCTTGCAATACTATAATGATTCTTTAATGTAAGAATTTAAAGATATTTATAATTAACAATATCTTTAATATCTTCATAGTCATTAAAGTCTTCTTTGGCCTCGGTGTCCGTGTCGTCAATGGTCATTAGGTCTTTTCGTTCAATCACCGGAATGATATGCTTCACATCATTAAAGCACGAGTTACACAAGTCTACAAATTCGAATGTATTTGCGTTTTTTCTAGTGGCTTCAAAGTCTGTCAGCATGGTGTCACAGCAACGGCAGTGCATGGTTGATCCTTTCAAAAGGGCGCAGGTGGCGATTGTTTAAGTTGATCCCGATTATAGGCCTTCTCCTGCGCTGGTGTCCATGGTGTCAAAGGCCATGACGGAAAAGGCCAAACAGGGGTGTCAGGGTATGGTTTACTCATGTCAAAATCCTTCAATGTTGTGAAAAATGATGTTATACATGGCGTCTATCACTTCGTCATTCTCCCTTGAATACCCACCAGCAGCAAAAAACATCGCAATTCGTTTAAACTCTGATGGCTGCTCATGAGATAACATAATCTCATGGATTGTTAATGCTAAGATTTTCTCATATCTGCTCATAAAAGCCTTCAAAACACTTGATAAACGATGTTACCATCATCCGTGATACCACAGACACCCGTGTTGTCGCACAAATAGTCCATAACAGCCTGTTTTTTGTCGTCTTCGTCTTCTATATCTTTAAGGTCAATATCATAATTCTCTGCTACATCTCGCCAATAATCCTCGTTGAAATCACAACAAAGTCCGATAACATCGAATTCCAGTTCTTCAAAAGTGTCATTTTCCCATTGTTCCAGATAGTCCCATAACAGCTTAAGCCCATCAGGTGAAAAGCTTGAGGGACGCAGGCGATAAAACGCATCACGGAATTCATAAAAATCAATGGTTTTCTTCATGGTGTTTACTCCTTCGGTTGGTTGGTTGATCAGATGAGAATATCAAAATAGGCCAATGCCCCGATGGTGAGACAAAGCCCGATAAAGACAGCGAGGGCGATATCTAAGATAGCATCCCAATTGCGCTTAGTGGTGAATATGTTGCGGTTGATCATGGTTAGTTGCTCCTGTTGGTTGGTTAATCGTAGATGTAGCAGTCGGTTTTAGACACGCTCAACGATGCCTGATACATGGCTCGGGCTTCATCGACATAGTGCCCGTGCTTCTCGCAGAACTTTAGGTATTTCTTGCGTTGTGCCAGAGGGTGCCAGAACTCACGCTCTGCAACCATATCAAGTTCATGCAAGCATAGGTAGCAAAGGTCTTCTATCGTCTTGTGAGCCGTGTGGTCGTATCCTGTGCCATCGGGCAGGGCGTTGAGTGCTTTGTCAAAGTTCATGGTGTCTGCTCCTATGCTTGATTGATGGTTTCATTGTAGGCGGGCTTTAAAGGCCCGCCATAGGTGTTTACCCTTGGTTTAGAGCGTGAATGAATGTAGGTTATTGGCGTAGCACACATCACCTGTTGACAGCACATAAACTGGTTCATCACGACGATACAACTGGTTGCGATTCACGCCTACAAAGCGGATGCCTACAATTGTGCCCTCTAAGGTTTCACCATCTTGATGAATCATTGTGTTACGCACCGTGGCTGTCTTGAACAGTTCATATTTTTTTGGGTTGCGCTCAAAGTCTTGAAAATTGAATTTATCCATGATTGCGTATCCTTTGCAAGTCTGACAGAACCCTGTGCTCTGTCATTGAATCTAGTATTCCACCGTTTGCCGTGGTGAACATTAGGGAAAACCCTAGGTTTTGGTAACTTTACAATTCTTTACACTAGACCGATTTAAACGGCTTTAGAGCGATTATTTTCATCCAAGCCACTCCACCCTTAGACAAAGTTATTAACACCACTAGTGCCTGTTATACACAGCCGTGGGTCTTATATAAGACTATAACCTGTGGATAAGTGATACATCATAGGGTATAGTTGTCCACAACCATGGATAACTTGTGGATAACTTCAGCGGATGCTTTATAGTCTTTGCCTATAGACTTGGATGTCTTTATAGGTTTAGGCTTGGGTGTCTTTAGAGGCACCTTCAATGACCTCCACTTACGACCACCAAAGTTCTCCACAGTTTATCCACAGACACAAAAGACCTACTGTGATTATCCTGTGGATAACTTTACTGACCCATGAGTCATTAATATCGTTATAATTTATAACTATATAGCACCATATAAGTGCATACTTATATAAGTAACTGCTTATATATGCTTGTGAGTGAGTGCTCACTAGGGGGGAGGGGCGTTGGTGGGAACGTTGTTGTTACTGTAGCCTCCAAAGCACACAAAAAAGTAAAACTAGAAAGCAAAAAAGTCAGGAAAGTTGACTAATAATTAGGGACAGAACAGATTATGTTAAGTTATTGAAAACAAAGAAGAAATAGACAATAAAAGTTATTGAGAATGAATTATCAATAAAGGAACCTGCGCACCCTAAGAGGGGACTTTAGAGTGAAGTCTCAAAATAGTTGTTGACAAAACAGTAAAAGTATGCTACATTTCAGCCCATGATTATAATATTCTTCTAAGTCACTAGGGATGAACTAAGAAGTAAACAAAAGTATACTTTAACGACCTGCTCATTCAGTTCATTAAGTTTTCATATACGTAGTTATTAATCGTTAGTCTTGTTACGGTATTGTTTACATTATTTGTTTACATCAAAACTACATTAAAGTATATAGTAGGGCTTAGAGAAAATTATAATTGTTTTGTCTAAAAACTAATGTTTTGTCTATCTCCAAATAAGGATAAAGATGGAAGAAGAGAAGAAACCGAAGAAAAGGGGTCGTCCCCCGAAAAGTGATCTTGTTGCGGTTAAGAACAAGAACAAAGGTATCATGGGGCGTCCCAAGGGCGATACGGCAATTATCAATGAATATAAGCAACGGATGCTTACTTCGCCCAAGAGCGCCAAGGTGCTTGAGGCCATTTATGATGCTGCTTTGAACGATGAACATAAGAACCAAGCAGCGGCGTGGAAATTGATTGTCGATAGGATTGTGCCTGTGTCTGTCTTTGAGCAGAACAAAGGTGGTGGTGGAACCCCTCAGATCAGCATCAATATCAGTGGATTAAACTCTCCTACCGTTGAGGCTGAAGAAGTGCATATGGACATTGTGGACGTAGAGCCACGAGAGGTTGAGGATGACAACGCTTAACTTCTCGCTGCTGAAGTGGCAGCAGACGGTATTCAAAGACAAGACACGATTCAAGGTTGTTGCTGCTGGTCGTCGGTGTGGTAAGTCAAGACTGTCAGCGGTGAGTTTGTTGATTGAGGGTTTGAACTGTCCTGATGGCTCTAGCGTGATGTATATCGCCCCAACGCTAGGGCAGGCCAGAACGATTATTTGGGACTTGTTGCATGAGCTTGGTCGTCCTGTGATTAAGTCCAGCCACGTCAACAATCTTGAGATCACGCTCGTTAATGGTAAGAAGATTCTCGTAAGAGGGGCAGACAATCCGGATAGTCTTCGTGGTGTGTCTTTAACCTTTGTGGTGTTGGACGAATGTGCATTTATCAAAGAGGATGTATGGCAAAAGATCATCCGAGCCTCTTTGAGTGATAAGAAAGGTAGAGCCTTGTTTATCTCCACCCCGAGTGGACGTAACTGGTTCTACGATGTTTTTAAACTTGGACAAGAAGGTTCTGACGAAGAGTGGAAGTCTTGGCACTTCACCACTGAAGATAACGAAACCATTGATCCAAAAGAAATTGAAAACGCCAAGAAGACTCTGAGCAGCTTTGCGTTTAAACAGGAATATTTGTCTAGCTTTGATACCGCAGGTGCGGATGTCTTTAAGGAAGAGTGGTTTAAGCTTGCATCAGAACCTGACTTTGGTACTTATTATGTTGCTGTTGACTTGGCTGGCTTTGAGGAAGTAGGAAAGAACGCCAACAGCACCAAGCGTAAGCTAGATGAGACTGCAATCGCAATTGTCAAGCTGAAAGAAAATGGAGATTGGTGGGTTCATAGCATTGAACACGGGCGTTGGGACATTCGTGAAACTGCTGTTAATATCCTGAAGGTAATTAGAGACTTCCAACCCAGTGCGTTAGGGATTGAGCGAGGAGCCTTGAAGAATGCTGTGTTGCCTTATTTAAACGATTTAATGAGGAAAAACAACATATATGCTCACATTCACGATCTTACGCATGGCAATAGGAAAAAGTCTGACAGGGTTATCTGGAGCCTTCAAGGGCGCTTGGAACATGGTCGAATCACTTTTAACGAGGATGAAGACTGGGATGAGTTCATGGATCAACTCATCATGTTCCCTACCGCTGGCGTGCATGATGACTTAGTAGACGCATTGAGTTATGTTGACCAATTGGCAATTGCTAACTATAATGTAGACTATGAAGATGAAGATTACGAAGTTTTTGATGAAATCTCGGGGTATTAAATGAAACAAGGACTATACGCAAACATCAACGCCAAGCGTCAGCGCATCAAAGCCGGCAGTGGCGAGAAGATGCGTAAACCGGGCACTAAAGGTGCTCCCTCGGCGCAAGACTTCAAAGATGCGGCTAAAACCGCCAAGAAAGTGAAAAAGAATGGCTAAAGACCCTCGCTTAGAGAGAGCCGGTGTATCAGGCTACAACAAGCCCAAGCGCACCCCTGATCATCCAACCAAGAGCCATGTGGTTGTGGCTAAGGATGGAGATGAGATTAAAACAATTCGTTTTGGACAACAAGGTGTTTCTGGTTCTCCTGATGGTAGCGCCCGAAACAAAGCTTTTAAAGCACGCCACGCTAAGAACATCGCCAAAGGCAAGATGAGTGCAGCGTATTGGGCAGACAAGGTTAAGTGGTGATTATGGAATACTGTCCTCTTCCGTTGCAAAACAACAAGCTCAACATCAAGAACCATAAGATCACCATCAAAGAACACGGTCTTGGGCCTGCTGATCCTCGTCAACCCAACACTGAGTTCTGGCAAGACAAGGCTCAGAAGTGGAATGTAACGGAAGGAGACGCTCGTGGACGTTTGTGCGCCAACTGCGAGCACTATCTTGAGACCACAAAGATCAAGGAATGTATTGATAACGGGCCTGCTAAAGACTTTAAAACCTCAATGGTAGATAAATCTTTAGTTGACATTGAGTCCAAACCTGTGGCATACTGTATGCTTTATCACATTACTTGCAGCCCTGTTCGTACTTGTGATGATCAAGAACCCGGCGGCCCTATTGATGATGTTAAATACAACGCCATCAAGCAAGCACAGGCGCTGAAAGATCAAGGCTTTGACTTTGAAGAGTTTGATGACCCATTTAAGGATTCAACATCATAATGGAAAACGAAAAAGAAAACCTATCCACGGAATTCGATGAACCTACCGAGTCTGACAAGGAACTGGTAAGTTTTATCGTTGAGCACACCACTCGCTGGCGTGATTATCGTGATTCTAACTATGCTGTTGCTTGGGACGAATACGAGCGTATCTTCCGTGGCAAGTGGAGCATGAACGATAAAACTCGTGAGTCTGAGCGTAGCCGTATCATCTCTCCCGCCACTCAGCAGGCTGTGGAAACCCGCCACGCTGAGATCATGGAAGCCATCTTTGGTCAAGGTGAATACTTTGACATTGAAGACGATATTCAGGATTTGAACGGTAATCCTTTAGATGTAGAAGCTATTAAAAAACAACTGTACGAAGATTTTGCCAAAGACAAGATCAAGAAGTCTATTGACCAGATTGAACTGCTTGCTGAAATCTACGGTACAGGCATTGGTGAAATTGTAGTTAATAAGAAAAAAGAGTATGTGCCTGCCACCATGCCGATTCCCGGCGTTGTGGGGCCTGCTGCTATTGGCGTACAGGAAAAAAACCGTATTGCGGTACAAGTAAAGCCTGTCAACCCTCGTAACTTTTTGATTGATCCTAACGCAGACAGCATTGATGATGCTCTAGGATGTGCAATTGAAAAGTATGTGTCGATTCACAAGGTTGTGGAAAACATTGAGCGAGGCGTTTATCGTAAAGTTGATATTTCTTCTACTTATGATGACACGGAGCTAGAGCCGACGCAAGACCTCATAAACTTCCAAGACGACAAGGTAAAACTAATGACCTATTATGGTCTGGTTCCCCGTGAGTATCTGGAAGGCGATGAGACTGAATACGAAGAGTTGTTCCCTGAAGGCTCTGAGGGGGACGAATACTGTAACCTAGTCGAAGCCATTGTGGTGATTGCTAACGACAGTATGTTGCTCAAAGCAGAAGCGAATCCTTACATGATGAAGGATCGTCCTGTGGTGGCTTATCAAGACGATACCGTTCCGGGTCGTTTTTGGGGCCGTGGAACCGTCGAGAAGGCTTACAATATGCAAAAGGCCATTGATGGTCAGTTGCGTGCTCATATGGACTCTGTGGCCCTTACAACGGCTCCTATGATCGCTATGGATGCTACTCGACTGCCTCGTGGCGCTAAGTTTGAGATCAAACCCGGTAAGTCTATTCTGACCAACGGTAATCCCAACGAAATCCTACAACCATTTAAGTTTGGTCAGACGGACGGAACTAATATCCAGACGGCTCAGAACTTTGAGCGTTTGTTGCTCCAAGCAACGGGAACTGTGGATGCGGCTGGTATGCCTTCCAACGTGCCTCGTGACGCTGGCGCTTCGGGTATGTCGATGGTATTGGCTGGTATCATCAAGAAGTACAAACGTACATTGAGCAACTTCCAAGAAGACTTCCTGATCCCGTTCATCGAGAAAGCTGCTTTCCGTTATATGCAGTTTGATCCTGAGCGCTATCCGTCGGTTGACATGAAGTTCATTCCCACGGCTACTTTGGGTATCATGGCTCGTGAGTATGAGCAACAACAATTGATTGCTTTGTTGCAGACCCTTGGCCCCGACACCCCTGTTTTGCCTGTGATCCTGAAAGGAATCCTCCAGAACTCGGGACTCTCCAACCGTGGCGAAATGATTGCTACGCTGGAACAGATGAGTCAGCCTAATCCTGAGCAACAACAGGCTCAGACGATGGCTATTCAACTTGATATGCAGATCAAGCAGGCTCAGGCAATGGAATTACAAGCCAAAGCCCAGAAAGAGCAAGCAGAGGCTCAAAAGGCCTCTATCGAGGCTCAATTGCTGCCTGAGAAGCACCAAGTTGACATTATCCAAGCCGCCGCAACGAATATTGACCGTTCTGATGACTTCGATAAACGCCTGAAATTGGCTGACAGGATGCTCAAAGAGCGTGAAATTAACCTTAAAGCAGCAGATATTGCTTCCAATGAGCGTATCGCTGGCTTACAAATGACTAGAAAACAGTAACAAAAGTGTTGACATCTAACATTTTTTATGTTAGTATCCACTATCTTTGTTAAATAGGTTCTCCGTATGGATAAAGAACTAGCGAAATACTACGAAAACGCATTTTCAATGATGTCCACTCAAGGGTGGGCCGACTTGATTGAAGATTTTACGGGTTTGAAAGAGAAGGTCAACGACCTGTCAACTGTCTCGGAGCCAAATGAACTGTACTTCCGAAAAGGCCAGTTAGACATCCTTGGTCTGATCCTTCAAAGACGTGAAATGTGTGACAAAGTTTACGAGGAGCTTACAAATGCCACGGCGGATGTTTGATTTCCTGTGTGGACAAGGGCACACAACTGAATCTTTAGTAGACACTGAAGAATTCAAAAGCACCTGTAAGGTGTGCGGTGAAGAGGCAAAGAGGATTATCTCTGCGCCTAGGGCCTATTTGGAGCCGTTTAGCGGTGCTTTTCCCGGCGCTTATCACGCTTGGAACCGCAAAAGGGCCGAGAAGATGGCACATGACCGCAAAAAGGCCGACTCGTAACTGAAAAACCAGCGAGTCATTTTTAAAATTATCCTAGAACCGTTTATACGGCAGGAAAGAGGTAGGTATGGCACTTATTGATAGCGTAAACGACGATTCCATTAGTGAAATCGAAGCAGAAGAACAGAAACAAGCCGAAGTAGAGCAACAAACTGAGGCGCAGCCTGAGAAACCAAAGACTCCTTCTAAGTATGAAGGCAAAAGTCTTGAGGAAATCATCCAGATGCACCAAGAGGCTGAAAAGCTCATTGGTCGTCAGGCACAAGAGGTTGGTGAAGTTCGCAAGCTTGCAGATCAGTTACTTAAACAGAATCTCGCCGCCAAGCAACCAGAGCCTGTCCCAGAAAAAGAAATTGACTTCTTCGAAGACCCTCAGAAGGCCATCGAAAAAGCAGTGGCAAATCATCCTTCAGTCGTAGCTGCTCAACAAGCAGCAATGCAGATGAAGGCAATGCAGACACAACAACAGTTGTCGGCTAAACATCCTGACTTCGCTCAAGTGGTTAGTGATCCTGAATTCCAGCAATGGGTTAAAGGCTCTCCGATTCGGTTGAATATGTTTGCTCTTGCTGATAGTCAGTATGATTTTGCTGCCGCTGACGAGCTTTTGAGCACCTTTAAACAGATTCGTTCTGTTAAAGCTCAGCAGACTACCGAAGCAGGTGAGAAGACTCTCAAAAAGAATCTTCAAGCAGCAGCGGTTGATGTTGGGGGTACTGGTGAATCGTCGAAGAAAGTTTATCGTCGTGCCGACCTCATCCGGCTCAAAATGAATGACCCTGCTCGATATGAGGCGCTCCAGCCTGAAATTATGGCTGCGTATGCTGAAGGGCGAGTCAAATAAATCAATGTAAACAATTCAAGGAGTTTCAAAAATGGCCCTCGGTTCTAATCACGTTACGGTAACTACCGCTGCAACTTTCATTCCTGAAGTTTGGAGCGATGAGATTGTTGCCGCTTATAAGAAAAACCTCGTTGCCGCCAACCTCATCAAAAAGATGAGCTTCAAAGGCAAAAAGGGTGACACCGTTCACATCCCCGCCCCCAACCGTGGCTCTGCTTCGGCTAAGTCGGCCAACACCCAAGTGACCCTGATCGCTGCTACCGAGTCTGAGAAGACCGTGAGCATCAACCAGCACTGGGAATACAGCCGCTTGATCGAAGACATCGTGGAAGCCCAAGCTCTGTCGAGCCTGCGTCAGTTCTACACTGATGACGCTGGTTACGCTCTGGCTCGTCAGGTTGACACCAGCCTGATCCGTCTGGGTCGTTCGACCAACGGTGGCGACGGCACTGCCGACTACACTGGCGCTTACTCTGGTGCTGACGGCACGACCGCCTACACTGGCACTGCTGGTGCTCTGACCGATGCGGCTATTCGTCGCACCATTCAGCGTCTAGATGACAACGATGTGCCCATGGACGGTCGTTTCCTGATCGTTCCCCCGAGCACCCGTAACACCCTGATGGGTATCGCTCGTTTCACCGAGCAAGCCTTCGTTGGCGAGCAAGGTGGTAACAACACC